CTTTAAATTCTGAAATTCTGGCTTGATAATATCTCCAGGGATTACTGATCTCCCTAGCCGTTTTTCTACGTAAGATTTATTAAAAGTAAACTGTTGATCGTTAGTAAGCTCTATACCAAATTGTGTTAGATTTTCTTCTATTGGCTTAGGCTCGTAATGCCCGTATATTTTAATTGGCTCTATTGAGATAGTCTTGCTTCTCTCTTCTCCGTAAACATCGTCTATCTCGGTTGTCTTAAAATACTTATAAATAAGTAATGGTGACCCTGCCAGACGCATCTGCTCATGGTCGATTATATTAAATAAATTCTGGTCTGCTGTTTTGTTAAATAGTCTAAATGGGCTTTCATATTCTGAAACCTCGGGCAGAGTAGACTTAAATTTATATTTAGACAGGTCAGCCATGTTATCCTACTATGAACATTGGTCCTTCTTCGATCTCCATTCTCAACTCTTCCATAAGCTCCTGCTTCTCCTGAGTTGATTCTTGAACAAGAACGCCACCATCTAACTGGGCACCTCCGCCTGGGCCAGGGAGTGACCTGTATTTGCCTCTAATACGCCCTAGGATGCCCTTAGCGCACGCCAAAGTATATCTTTGGATCCAGTTACGGTATGCGTGATGAATGGTGTTAGAATCCAACGCACGGTATTCTACTATGACTGGTGCGGGGGTTTCTCTTGGGGATGGATATAACTGAACATACTTATTATTTACAACGGACCAGCCACCTTCATTGGAAAGGACTCGCCTCATTATCTCAAGATATTGTTGAGTTAAATAAAAATCCCCTAATCCACCACCTTGGAAGAATCTATTAGAATTAAAGAAAGCTAATGTTAAATCAAAACCTAAAGATCCTGGAGTATAGTTTAATCCAAGTATATCTTTTTTGTATCCGACATAGCTTAAGTTATTAATCATGAACTGAGGAAGTTCATAAACATTTATCCCACTGGACGCATCGAAAACTGCAAATTGATTAGCCCATTGAGGGGCATGGTAATCCAGCCTTGAGACAGCTTCGTCTATACAAGTTTTAACTTGAAATGGACTAAGCTCTACGGATACTATAGGGTGACCTAGATGGGCTAAAACATAATCGTTTACTGACTGTTCAAATAAATTAAATTGAACTCCGTCAACCTCTAAATTAGTATTTAATTTAGATGTGTCTATGTCCCCAGGTTGAGTGTAGTCCGTAGCCCTAGCACCACCATATTTTCCATAAGAAGATCCGTAACCTGATATAAGAGGAATTACCATTCTATAAGATATTTAGGTGTCTATTAAAACAAAAAAGCGGGCTTTTTAGGGCCCGCTTTTAAATCACCAAGGATTTAGGATCACTTGGTTCCGAAGTTGACGCCCGTGTTAGCGAACATGCTGTTACCCGTGAGGTATCCGCTGCTTGCACCAATGAGTCTGATGACACGGTAGAATCTGCTTGATGGCTGGACAGCAGCCTTAGCATAACGTGTCATGATACCCTTTCTTGGCTGGAAGGTGCCTGGATCGGTTACCATTGGCAATGGCATGAGTGGGATGTATGGGCAGTAAACGAATCCTGCGTCCATGGGGCCACCACCATTGTATCCAATGATGATCTCGTCTTCTGGGAAGAGAGGATCAACGATCAGGTCATACTTGCCAGCGAACTTGCCCTTATACTCAATCTTGCTGCCCATGTTGGTTGGGCCGTCCTTCTCGGGGATGCCACCTTCCAACTTAGCGGCTGACTCAAGGAGTGAAGCCATAAGTGGTGAAGTGATCATAACCGTTCCTGGACCACGCTGAGTTGTCTTGTAGATATCCTGGCTGGCAAAGTTGATTACTGCCATCAGGTTAGCAAATCTGTGACCAACGTGCTGTGGAGCGTAGTTAGTTCCCAAGAATTGAGCGAGGTCAGCAACGATGACGTTGCTTGCCTTGGTGCCTGGAATAGCTGGGAGTGAGTTATTCCATGAGAAGCTGCCGTGATCTGAACGAGTGGTCGTTCCCAGCGTTCCTGCGTTCAACTGACCATACTGGTAAGTAAAGTTGTTTGAGTTCGCATTCGCGTCCAGTGATCTGGCATTCCAACCGCCGAGTGAGTTACCCGTGCTGTCGGTGCCGAGTCCGTAAGCAATCATACGAATATCTTCGATAAGCTCACGGTCGATTTCGAGTGAAAGCTCCTTGCTGAGTAGCTCGGTGAGTTCTCTCTCTAGATCGAGGTTGTGATAAGCCTTGAGGTCTTGTGAAGCTTCGATTGTCCACAGAGCGCGCATCTTGCGTGTCTGGGCAACGACTGGCTGCTGCTCGATGTGGAACTGAACCTCTGGGATTCCTGTTCCATCCAGTCTTTCGCCTGCTGATACAACCCAGCCAAGCGTAGTGCCTGAGGAAGGCCATGAAGCAATTTGACCACCGTAGGTTGCTGATGGTGAACCCTTCGTCTGGCTCAATACGTTTGAAAGATCAAACGTGCTGGCACCGCTGACCATGGTCTGGTCTAGTCTGTTTGTTCCCCAGGTTCCGATAGTTCCTGGACCTGATACTGAATCAATTGGGCTTGTCTGTGATCCACGGTAAGTAAGATTGAACTTGCTGTATACCGTCTGACCATATTCGCCAGCCCATCTGCTGTTGCCAAGATAGAATATCTGGCTTACAGGGGCATCCATTGGCTGAGTAGCACCAATGTAATTGAATACGAGGTTTGGATAAACTCTACGAACGAGAGGGAATGCAAACTTCTGGAACGTGCCGATGTTACCGACCGTCGTTGAGCCTGTGCTGAGGGTTTCCTCACTGACTCTCTGTGTCTCAGCTAAGACAGCCTTAGCTTGGTTTTCTAACAGTTGTGCGGTGACTCTTGCGGTATAATCAGACTTAATACCGTCAAGGGCTTTTGACCACTTCTGAACTAGATCAGGTGATCCACCAATCTTTGATATATCCATTTCTTTTCTCCTAAAAAATTACTTAATTAATCTGAGGACATCCTCAGTCAAAAATTGATTACCACCGTCATGGCGAGCTACTTCCTTTCGCTCTTCTAATTTTTTCCCTTGACGTTGGAAAGTTTCCTTAGAAACTACTTCGGCAGTATCCGAGAGACGCATTGCGCGAGCAGCCCGTGATTCAGCCAAATTTTGCTTTTGCTCGGTCAGGCTCTCTGACAGACGATCATTCTTGTCTGAGACAACCTTCAGGAGCTTCTTGAGCTTGACGTTCTCCTTGAGTGACTTATCAAGTTCACCAGCTAGAACTTCTACCTTGTTCTCAACTATTTCTTGCTCTGAGTCTAGTAGGTTTACAGCGGTTACTTCATCATCTGACGTAAGCTCGGTTGCAACAATAGCTCTGACAGAATCAAACAGTTAAGCATTGCGGAACGTATCATTCTCAAGCTCTAATTCCTTAATCGCTTGTTCCTTTAGAGAATCAATTTGTCCTCTAAGGAAAGCTTTGACCTTAACAGTTAACGCCTCGGTCTTAGCGTTAACTTCCTCTTCAATCTTCTGGTGGACTAACGTGGCAATGCTTTCAACCATGCTCTCCGTTAAACCCTCTGGCAGAAGTTTGGCAATTTGCTCTAGTGGATTGTTTTTCATACTAATCTTATTTATCCTCTATGTGAATAATTTTCACTTTTTATTTTGTTTTGTTTCTTTCCGTTGTAGGATGGCAGATTTCATAAATGCTTTCTGCCCTACACTTGGAGCTTCCCCTCTCTTGTGAGGAAACTTGTTACGGATAGCTGATCCCGCCGCTCTTTCATCTCCATCATCAGTCCCGTATCTATCGGCAACTTTACGAGTGATAGTATCTCCTCTGGCCTCATTGAGCTTATCATCAATCTTCTTCTCAAGAAGCTTAAGGAAATATCTCTCACCAACAACCGTCTTGATTGTTGATTCGATTATTTGTTTTTCCTTCTTGTGTTCCTTTGATTCACTAAGAGTTGGGTAAGCTCCACGGGTGCTTGGATCAGCTACGATATCAAACGTAACTAATCTGAAATCTTCATTTACGGTCTTGGTTCCGTTTCTCCCTTCAGATAGCGTTCCCATGCCACGGCTTGAGATACCAATCTTAACGCCACCACGGATTAAACCTTCAACCACCTTGCCAGCAGGAGTGGGGAGAATTTCAGCTTCTCCGATTACTTCCTTGCCCTCAAGTCTAAGCCCTGTTATAAGATGGGAGGCATTTGACAGCTTTACCATGTCATAGGTTGGGTGGTCTAATTCCCCGACCAATCTGCGCTCTTTGATGGCTTCATTTAGAGATTTTACTTGGCCCTCTAATACACGCTGTGGGTATATTCTCTGGTTATTGTTAGCTTCGTCGGCACGTTGAAATATACCACGAATCTTCAATGGGCCTGTCTTGCCCTCGTTAAGGACAGTTAGATTTTGAATAATAAATACGTCTTGAAGATTCATCATAATTATTTCCTCTTTGTCTTCCAGTAAGCCTCACCCTTATATTTCTTGCCAGTTGCACCAGCATGGCGAACCATTGTTCTTACTGCATACTTCTTCACATCCTTAAAGTCCGCTGGAATTGATCCTGGGGTAAAGCCTTTTGCGGATCTCCCATTTACAATTTGCTCTTTATCGGTTCCCCACTTCTGCTTGGTTATTACATATAACCTGTCAGCACCTTTAGTGGAGAATATTTGACCAACATAA